GATCCATCTTTATAATATTAGATTAATATATGTTGAGTAGTGAAGGACAACAGATCTCGATATTAGAAGAAATCTTGGGTGAGAAAACCCCTGCGAGAAAATGGTATGAAAAATATACATGTCTTTTCTGTTGGTATATTAAAAAATAAAATATAATACATTATATTATATGTTAAGTGAAGTATTTTGGGTGGCGTTTGTAGGAACTATTAGCGGAATGATAATTAAATTAGCATCGATGGCTTACAAATCGAAATGTAAAGAATGTTCGTGGTGTGGAATAAAAATAATTCGAGATGTTGAAATTGAGGAAAGGGAAACAGAGTTTAGAATAATTAACAAAGAACCAGAAGAAGAAAAACAATCTAATTAACCATGTTTGATTATATATTTTTATCTAATGTAATAATATATAATGGAAGATTTAACCGAGATTTTTACATCTAAAAATATAACTGATAGTTCCAGAAAATTATATTTAGCGAACCTTGTTAGATTAAATGGCGGACAACCCATTAAAAACTTAAAGTTTTTGAACGATGTAGAGGCAATAAAAGAGAAACTACAAAAGTATAAACCGAATACTCAACGCAGTTATATAATATCTATTGTTTCACTTTTGAAATCTCTAAAAGAAAAACAACAAAAGAAGTTTAGCAAATTATACGATACATATTATTCTGTTTTAGATAACATGAATAAATCATTAAAGGATAATACTGATAAGACCGAAAAAGAAGAAACCGAATGGATAGGACAAGACGCAGTTAAAGCAAAGTTCGAAGAACAAATGAAAGTTTTAGAACAAATAAAAGACAATAAGAAACTTACTATCGAAGAATATGAAAAACTTTTACATTTAGTCGTTCTCTCTTTATTTGTTTTACAGAAACCCAGAAGAAACAAAGATTATCAGGAAGCATTCATTACAAAGAAATACAAGGCGGAATATGGAGATAAGATAAACTTTTTAGATCTATTTAAGAATGAGTTTTTATTTAACAACTATAAAACACAAGGAACATATAAAACCCAGACATGTTCCGTTAATCCTCTATTAAGAGAAATACTCGATATTTATTTTAAGTTTCACCCTCTTAAAAGTAAGTTTAGAGAGAAGGACGCATTAGTTCCTCTTTTAGTCGATTATCAAGGAGAACCATTTACGCAAAATAATTCTCTTACCAGAATGTTATACAAAATATTCGGTTCGAAAATCGGTTCTTCCATGCTTCGAAAATTATTCTTAACTGATAAATATGCTGATGTAATGAAACAGATGAAAGAAGATGTAGCCGATATGGGAACATCGACAACAACCGCACAAACAAATTATATTAAAAATGATTAGGTTTGTTACTTCTCTCTACTTTTAAAAGTAAAAATACAAAATAATTTCAATATTATTATTAAAATTATTATAATCGAACTACATCTATCCAATCCAAATAGCAACCAACGCATCATTAGGAAGACCAGACGCTTCTTTATTTGTTTCAATCATTTTGATAAACTCTTTTAGACCCATCATCATATCTTTCATACAAATTATTCGAAGTATTATCCAACGCCCACATGTGTTAATTCCTGCTTTAAGTTTTTGAAGTTTCTTCTTATTATAGATCAATTTATATCCTTTCGATTTTTCCATTAATTCAGTCATATAATCTCTCTCTTGACCTAACATGATATTTGTTATTTTACCCAATAAGTTCTTTTGAGCGTCAGGACGAATACCATACGGATTAAACCATTCAATCGTCTTATCATATTTTAAAATAGCACACCAGTGACCTCGATTAATACTATCCTCGATCAATATAATTCTAAAATCTCTCGGTTTAGGTAAAAGATCATCAATCGTATTGTAGTTTGCTAAATCACTATATTTTAATATTCTTCCTTCGACACCATCACCAAAATAGCGTCTAATATCACCATCAGTTATATTTGTTCCTATCCTTTCAATAATAACATCTTCGTCGATAGGTGGGGGTATTTTAGCCATATTATCTGTATGAACCATTTATATAATATAATAGTAGATTATTTTTATTTGATTTTTATTTATTTAGGAATAATAAGTATTTAATAGTTATTTTTACTTAAAATAAAATCTAATGTAATATTATAAATGGTAAATTACGAAAATGATTATCTCTGGGGCGAGGCACAACAACGAAAAATATTTCCTGTTTTAGGAAATAAGTGGAAAAGTTTAAGACAACAAAGTCGATATGCGAAATATGATGCTATAAGTAATGAAATAAACATGGAAATAAAAAGTAGAAAAAATATTAAATGGAATGCTTATCCTACAACACTTCTAACCATGAATAAGATTAGCGACACATCAAAAACGAATATATTTGTTTTTAATTTTGTGTTCGACATGGAAAAGGACATGAGTGAAATATACTATATCGAATATGACGAAGAAAAGTTTAGCAAATATGGAAGGAAAATGTTTAGCAGAGCAAACATTAAAAGCGATGAGAAGGAATATGTTTATATTCCTGTTGAAGACCTTATCTTCTTACATCGTGATACATATCAGTTAGAAAAAGTATTACAATTGTCTAAACCAATTGAAATAGAAGCAACATGTTAAATTAAATCTAATATAATAAATAATAATCTAATTACTTATTATAATGAACCGAGTGAATGAAAGTTATTTAACTAATCTTATTAAAGATCTACATCATGAAGAAAATGAATGTTTTACACCTAACCCATTTAGCAAAACACAAATGGTCGATGATAAACTCAATAAATTACAAGAACAGAAAGCAAGACAAATAAGTAATTTAAAATATCAAGCACAAAAACTAAAACAATTAATCGAAAAAATCGATTACCAAATTAAGAACCCTAAAATAAAAGCAGTAGGTATTTAATTTTTATCTTTTAACCAGATAATATCACGCTCTAATCCTACTTTCCAGCAGTAATAAAAACAATCGAAATTACATGAGTTCTTCTGGTCTTTCACTTTTTCACCATTAACCATTTTTTCGAACTGGATACGCTTTAATGGAATAATAATTTGTATAGGGTCTTCCGTATCACAAAATAACTTTCTAAAATATTGTGTGTTGATTTTAGAAGACGGCATTATAAGAATAAAAGGTTTATTTAACGCCTTTAATCGAGTTAATATTTCTGGTATTTTTGTAAAAGGCGGATTACTTACTACAATATCACCCTTATCATTTTCGAAAAAATCAATCTCTTCATGTATCACATTAAACTTTAATTTTGTTAAATGTGTTCCGCTCTCACCATTTCCATAGAACCCTTCCCATATTATTTTATCTTGTGGAATGTATTGTTTAATATTATCCCACGCTGAAAAGGGGGTCATATAATCGTCATGATTAATAAAACTTTTGTTTGTGAATAAAGCCATCTCTGTTATACTATATAGTATAGAGAATTGTTTAAGTTCTTTTCAAATAGATATTATTAATACAATATATTCTTTAAAAAAGGATATAGAAGCATCGTCATACTATATAGTATAATAAGATGACTGAAATTGCCGAACGCTTACCTGTTGAACTTGCTAATATTATTTACTCTTATCTGGGGAAACACCCAGTAGCAGAAATAATCGAAGAACATTTCGAAGACGACGAAGAAGAAGAAATGATATGTAGTTGTTGTAATGTCGAAGTAGGAGATATTCGAAGAGTATATTATCAGTATGATAGAAGATGTGAAAGATGTTATATTTTAGAAAACCCACAACTCGATACTGGAATAGGAAGAAATTGTGATACATGTAATCACGAATTACGAATGTATCGATGGTGTAAAGTATATGGAAATAGCGGTGGAGAATATTGTATGGATTGTTTCAATCAACAGGAAGAAGAAGATGAAGAAGAAGAATAATCTAATAATACAATAAATAAATCTAAAAATACATATAAATAATCAAAATAAATCAAATAATATAATGAAATCTAATAAGTTTTAGATTTTATTAGATATTAAATAGTAAAAATTAATTAATTTTTACTTATACAAATCCATTTTTATATATAAGAAATCTAACTTATATATAAAAAATCTAATTATTCATTATAATCTAATATATTTTAGATTACTTATTATCCATTTTAGATTTCTCGGCATCTAATTTAGGTTTTCGAACTTCTCGATAATATATTCTTTTCTTTTCCAGAAGGGCTTTGTGTTTTTCAGGATCTTCTGTTTTAAGACGATCATTATAACGCTTACACTTTTCACGACATTTAGAAGGGTTCGCCTTCTGGTAATCGCTCACACGCTTCAAATGCTTTTCGTAGTAGAGTTTTGCTTTGTCTTCTTCCATCTCTTTACTTTATAGTATAGATATACTTTTATATTGTTTTTCTAAACATATTAGTATTAAATAAAAATATTAGGATATTATATAAATGTCTTTAAAACATATTCAAAATAGACAACAACCTACCATTTTTGGAAAGGATTTAAATGTTTTAATTGGTGATACAACTATTAATGGTAATTTAGACATACAAGGGAACATTAACGGCACTTCTTCACAGGGACAAAACCAGAATAATATATGGACTGGAACAAACGAATATTCTCTTGAAAGACCTACATGCCCTATTGATAGTGTAGGACTTCAAGATGGAGTTAATAAAACATTTTTAGGTGAGTTTATTACTGCTTCTTCTGTTGTTAAACAGGGTTCGAATTGGACTGGTGTGAATACTTTTAATCTTCCGTTGGATATAAATAGCGTAATTACACCTGTTAATGCTACTGATGCTGTGCCTGGAAAATATATTGCTGATAGTTGGAATGCTAAAAATACTGGATTTTTAACTGGAAATAATACATGGACTAATACAAATACTTTTAATGTTCTTCCTTTGGTTCAAGAACCGACTGCTAATAATGAAATAGCGACAAAAAATTATACTGATACTACTATGGCGAATGTTGCCGTTGGTGATACAACAACAACATATTCACAGATTAGTTTAGCGAACGCTACATGGGGAACAACCGCATTAGCAACTTCGATACAAATTATAGGGGGTGGGGGTGGTTCGACTTCTGCCGTTGGAACTTGTGTTTGTTCTTCTGCTGGTGTTTCTGGTGGTTCTGGAAGTCAAGCATCGATATTACTTTTAACTAAAACAATTGATCCTCTGGTTGGTGGTAATTACGCTTTGGCGTATGCGATTACTACTGGTGGAGGAGGACATGCTGGAACTTCTTGTGGGACACAATCGGCGGCTGGTGGAGGTAATCCATCTTATCTTTATATTACGCCAGATGCTACGAAAGGTCTTAATGGAACTCAATATAATTTATTGAAAACAAATGGCGGAGGTGGATTTGGCGGTTATTGTGGAGAAGCAGGAACAGGAGGAGCAGGGACATATTCGAATATTAATCCTTCGGTTCTCGCCCCTTTTGATTTTTCGAGTGGTCGTTCTGGGTCACAATGTGCGGGCTCTATTCCACAATATTACGGAATAAATAATTTTGGTTGGGGAGCGAGAGGTGCTTCATGTGCTAATGGTTCTGCTGGTTCTGCTGGTGGATACGGATTAACTCTGTATGTTGGATAGTTGGGATAGGTGGGATAGTTTTTTATTAATTTTAGAAATAAAAATAAATCAATATCAATAATCAATTTTATTTATAACGAAGAGGTTTATACCTTCCATACTATCCATTTTTATTACAGATTTAATATTATAAATAAAATATTTCTTTATTATATACATGTCTTTACAAGGTCTTAACGAATTAAGAGAAACTTTCGAATTACGAAATACTTTAACAATTAACGCTGATGTCGAGGTGTTGGGAGATTTAAATACTACTGGTTTTATATATGATGGAGGCGTTCCTGTAAATATTCAAGGAAACAATAATATATGGACTGGTGAGAATGATTTTCAACTATTTCAACCTACATTTTTAGATCCTGTTAATGATGATGAAATGGCGACTAAAAATTATTTAGATGGTGCTGTTGTAGGATTAGGTAATGCTTTTTTACCGCTTGATAATACATGGGTGGGTTTTAATAATTTCGATGTTTTACCTGTTATAACTAATCCTGCTACGGCTGCTACAACTCAATTAGTAAATAAGGGTGTTGTTGATGCCTTTATTGGTGCTTCGACTGGTAGTTTGGGAACTGCGAAT